GCCAAAGTTAGTTGTTTAGTGGAGCGACCAGGGTTGGTAACTCCGGGAGATGTAACTGCGGGTGCGCCTTCGCTGGGTAATGATGTATCTACCCTTCTCAGACGCGTCTGCTTTCTTCCCTGCCATGTACAAAGCAGCAGGAAATACGGCAAATGCAGTGGAAAACGAGGAAATGGTGCGAGTGGCCATGGTGTAAAAACCAAAGCCATCGTGCTGCGCTCGTCTGCGAGAGTGGTGGTGGTTAAAACTAACCTCACTCCTCTTACAGATTAAGTGCCCATCCCCGTACCCGTCAGGCCCACGTAATACGTAAAACTTACGTGGTAAAAGGGACATAGTCCCGCTTGCTAAAGCGTTATATGCCGGATCTTCTAAATCCCAGTTCCTCCGCCTAATCTCATTACATAGAGTAATAAGAACGGATGGAGAGAGCTGCCTTTTAAGCTGCACCGGACGTACATTATGTCCTAAGTAATAATCCTTACCACAAGACTCCCGGAAGGGGCCAGCGGTGAAGGACTTTTCTTGGTTCACTGTGAACCCACACAAAGTTAGTACAAACTCTAACAAAAGTGCGGCGTCTGTTGGGATTATAATATCGTCCCCATAGACGGACACATTGCGCGTAGGAAGCTGGAGAGCTTCACATGTCGCACGTGCCAAACACAGAAAGATGAGCGACTCGAGTTCGAACGTATAGCCATTACCCATCGAGGAGAACTTATGAAATTCATAAGTATTTCCCTCGTAAGTATACGCTTGCGAACGGCACGAGTCGAGCAAATCAAACCAAGGCATGGGTAATAAGTCTAGCACTAGCATATACGATATCGTATCGCTAGCTGCTGACAGGTCTATAGTGGCTAATGAGCCATCTTCAGACCCTTTCTTAGCAAGCCATTGATTTCTCTTTTGGCTATTTAAGTTACACCCATTGCGCGCTAGACGGTTTCGGATAACCTGTCCTATCCCTAATTGAACAAATGAGTTCATCAGGGGTTCGGTGCAGATCGCCCTATCCGTTTTCGCACTCTTAGGCACAAAACCCAGTTTCGACCCCTCAACGACAGTCACAGGCACAGTATACCTGATTGTGTCTTCTGTTTCGGGATTGGGTCCACAGTTGCTGTGGAAATTAGACCAGATCGGATATGTTGCTAATATATCCGGGGCCGTCGAAAGAAGGTTCTCCGTAACGGTTAAGTCACAACTTAACTTATCAATAACATTTGTTTTATTATTTGATAAGCCAACATTGTTTCCAGGACCGAAACGGCACGGTATGTCATCATACAGAGGCACATCGCCTAATATCCGAGAAATTTTACGTGAGGCGGAATGAAGTATTCCCCTTAGCACGGGGCTCTCCCAAAGGAGGCCCTTCTTGGTTATAAACGATGTGTTTGTATGCATACATGCCAGTTCTGCGTCAATAAACTTCCGCTCAGCTACCTTTTTAACATCTATTCCCGAAGGGAGGTCGACGTATTTCTTCAGCAGGGCAACACATTGATAATCATGCTTAAAACTATGACTATCAGTGTACCAGTCGGGTTTAATATCTATATCGAGGTACTCTATAACTTCAGAGTACTTTAAACGTAGATACACCCCTAACGATACACCTGTGTCGACTGCCTCAAGATAAGGCAACAAAGCATCGGTGAGACTGGAAAAGTCCAAGTTTCGAAGAGCGACATTGAATGAACGCTCCAAATCAGATTTTCTTGATTTGTTCATTTTGACTCCTTTTACCTACAAGGTGTTTTTAATAGCACCAGGAGGATAAGCACGTTAATAACTACTGAACTGACGTTACATAAGGTAACCATATTACGCGGTTGCCTCAGGAAACGCAGCAACTGTAGGGCAGACTCTGGATTAATACCAGTAGCCATCGCCTTTCAGAGCCGCTTCCACGTCAGAATTGCTTAATGCGTTCACGAAGAATGCAAAAGCATCAGCAATATCGGCGGCTTCAGCATTGCCAGGAACTACCACATCGAGTGATAGTAGGCAAGTGTAGTCGACCTTCGGTGCCGATCCATCGGCAGGGGTAGTCAAATGCGGCACTTGAACGCGCAAGGTTGACTTGTAGTTAGGGTTCTTAGAAGTCCCTAACCGACGTCCAACAGATAAACGCTTACGACCCTCATATGTTGTGGTATCGATATACCACTTACACAGAGTGTTTTCAGCGCTTTCAGTTTTAAACGTTTGAGCTACAGGTGTAGCCTGACCATCATCGATGGTTAAATCCGCGAAATTTGCCACGGTACTTTCTCCTAAATGGAAGTTAAATAACCAGCTAACTAATGAAAGCTGGAGCGAAGTAGTGCTAATGATGTAATGACATGTGACCATGAAAACGCCTCACTAATATGATGAGACGCCATTGCATGGCCAAATGAGGGTATGCTATACAGCTTTTCCCTCAAAACGCGAACCTTCTTATATTCATAAGTTAGGTTTTCGTCATACCATTTATCATAAGTTGTTGTTCGGAATCGGCCAGAATCGGCCTTTCCATCAACAGAGTAAGACTCCGTTCTACAAGCATCCACAACTGTGGTGCCAGCAAAAGCAGTTACTGAGTTGATCCACTCGCCTATAGGCACAAACCAATCCACAACAAATGAGTAGGGAATTAACTCCCAAGCAACACTCGCTGGGTTGATGAGGCCTAAACTGTTAGCAGCTCGAAGACTATCTTGTATAACACGTAGTTGTACCACGTATTGATACCTGTAGATCATCTTGCCGGTTACAGAAACATCAGGCATAAGTGTGGAAGTGCGGCGTTTCAACGGAATTTTCCGCTGGGAAGAGCCGCGCACAACAATGTCTGCCCCGTCATCATCAAAACCTCGATGAAGCAGGGTAGCAGCACTATAAACATCAGATACAAGTGGTCTCCACCCGTACTGAAGTTCTAACCAACGGCTACCGGCTATGTCTGTCACTTTGCCTGCTCCCTCTTTGAGGTCACGGGTAAGTGATTTTCGCATCCGGTTTGCTTTCTTCACATCGTTGATTCCGATATCCCGCATCGCGGAATATACATCACCTCTTCGGAGGTGCCGGAACGCTGATCCGAGAGCAATAGCCGTATCCGCTACAAGGCCAAAGGTCTTTTTGCCCTCTGCTAATGCTACACCGACTTGTAGGTCTGAACCAGGCGCGTTACCATAAAGGTTTCGCAATGCCCGACTCTGAACCGAGGCGGTTTCACTATAGTCAGAAGGGTTATAGCGGATGGGATTTGACAATATATCAGTAAACCCGAGATGGGTATCAATATTCCATCTCTTATACACGCCAGAATCCTGGCGCTCTTGCGAACGGTACATCGCGTAGTCATTCATGGGCAACAACCCATGACGACCGCTTTGTAACCAAGCAGAGAACCCTGGAGAAGAGTCACCTGAGGCTGCCGCATTATTGCGATCAGTCCAGACACCTCCGTCCCAGTTAGTTTGTACGATTTTGGGTAATGATAACATTGCAAGTCCTCCAGTAGAAAGGTATGTAGGTGATAAGCCCACGCACCATAGTGCTATAGAACCATTCCGCCTGTTAGGCGGTAAGGCTCCATGAGCCCTAG